TCCAGACGACAAAACCAACCCTGATGATAAACAAGGTGGTAATGACCAAGACGATCCAAAAAAAGATGACAAAAAAGACAAAGATGATAAGAAAAATGATTACGTCACTGTCGAAGAATTGCAACGTCGTTTAAAGCAAAAAGATAAAGAAAAAGAAAATGCAGTTAAAGAAGCTGAAAAGCTCGCTAAAATGAATAAAGACCAAAAAAACGAATACGAAATGGAAAAACTCCGTAAAGAAAACGAAGAACTTCGACAAAGAGAAGCAATGAATTCTATGAGAAACGAAGCACGTTCAATGTTTAGTGAGAAAAACATTACAGCTACAGATGATCTTTTAGACATTGTTGTAACGACTGAAGCAGAAAGCACTCAAAAAAATATTGATGCACTCACTAATGTAATTAACAACATTGTCAAAGAACAAGTGAAAGAATCACTCAGAAATGGCGCTCCTAAAAACGTCAAATCTGGTGGTATGACTAGAGAAGACATTATGAATATTAAAGATTCTGATGAAAGACAAATGGCTATTGCTCAGAATCGACACTTATTTAAATAAATGGAGGTTTTTTAAATGGCACCACAACCAAATCAAATTGATGTACAAGCTTTGGGCGAAGCTAAGTCAATCGACTTCGTTAATCGCTTAGGAGAAAGCTTAAATAAACTATTTGAAGCATTAAACATTACGAATAAATTACCAATGAATGTTGGTACAGCATTAAAACAATATCGTTTTTCAGTAAATCCTGAAGGTAACCAAGATGGAATTGTTGCTGAAGGTGACGTTATTCCGTTAACTAAAGTTGAACGTGAATTAGTAGACATCACAGAATTAGAGTTCAAAAAATTCCGTAAAGCAACTACTGCAGAATCAATTCAAGCACACGGGTTTAGTACAGCGGTAAACCGTACAGATGATGAAATGTTACGTTATGTTCAAAAACAATTCCGTACAGACTTCTTCAATATGTTAAACGCTGCATTAACAAACAAAGCACGTACAAATAAAGCGAAGTTGTCAGCACCTAACTTACAAGGAGCATTAGCTAAAGGTCGTGCTAACTTATCTGTATTGTTAGATACAGAAATCACACCAATCGCTTTAGTAAATCCTAATGATGTAGCTGGCCACTTAGCAGAAGGTTTAATCAATTCTGATGGCTCTGAATTTGGAATGAACTTACTTACTCGTTATGTAGGTGCAAAAGTTATTGAGTTCTCTGACGTTCCAGAAGGTGAAGTATGGTTCACAGTTTCAGAAAACTTAAACGTAGCTTATGCAAATCCTAATGGTGATTTATCATTAGCATTCCCATTCAGTGTTGATCCAACTGGTTTTGTTGGTGTGCTACACGATATGGATTCAAGTCGTTTAACAAGTGAAACAGTATTAATGCATGCTATTTCAATGTTCCCTGAAAATATTGATGCAGTTGTTAAAGTGACAATCACTCCACCAACACCAGCAACGACTACTGCATAATCCATAAATCATTAAGAAGGTGAAACTATGGATTACTTAACTAAAGTTAAATCTCGTATTGGTTTGAAAGATAACAGACAAGATGAGCAACTCAAAGTAATTATCGAAAACGTAACTGCAGAGTTACTTTCAAGATTACCAATAGATTTGCGTGAAGATGTACCTGAAGGTTTAGAATTTATCGTTATTGAAGTTACTTTAAAACGCTACAATCGCATAGGTGCTGAAGGAATGTCTAGCGAATCACAAGATGGACGTTCCAGCACTTATGAACCTAAGGATTTTGATGAATATTTACCAATAATTGATAGACTTTTCCCTGTAGAAACAATTGAACGCGAAGGAAGTATCAAATTCTATTGAGATTTGAAGATAGAGTTGATCTAATCGTTCAAAAAGTGGCCAAATATAATCCTGTTACTGAGAAGAAGGAAAGTGTTGAAAAAATACTACCAAATATTCCATGTAACAGTAGCGCTTTGTCTAGGGAAAGAGTGCTTGCTGAATTTGGCGAAGCGTATAAAGATATTACCGTTGTCCGTTTTAATCATGAATTGGATGTTATTCCTACACATGCATTATTAAGAGACCGACGCTATCGAGTAGCAGATGTAAGAACATATCGACATAAAACATCTATTTATCTTCATGAGGAGTTATTAAATGAAAACTAAAGGTCTAGATAGACTGATTAAGCAAATGAGAGATATGCATGACAATATAGATGATGATGTTGATTTCATTCTTGAGATGAATGCAAAAGAAGGTGTGGGAATTGCTCAAAAAAACGCTAAAGAAGTAATGATTAAAGGATATTGGACTGGTAACTTATGGCGCCAAATTGAGTATCAAAAAGTTGGTAAGTTACATCACAGAGTAATATCAAATGCTGCTTATAGTGGTTATCTCGAATTTGGTACGCGTTATATGAATAAGGAACCTTTCATGTTTCCGACATATCAAACATTAAAAGAAAACCAATACAACGATTTAAAACGATTACTCAATGGATAGAGGTTAGATGATGAGTAATAGAACGCCACAACAATTGTTATACAATGAAGTATTTAAAAAGTTACAAGGATATGGAATAGAAGTCATTGATTCAACAGAACTTGGCCAATCTATCACATATCCTTTTTTTGTGGTTTCAAAAGGTAATGCAAATAAATTTCATTATACCCTTAATTCTTTTGGTGGTGGATTAATCGTAGATGTTGATATATGGTCTGACGCTAATGATGTTGGTAAGCATGATGAATTAATTTATTATGCTGATCAAATATTAAGTGATATTAGCGATTTAGGTAATTACCATGTATCAATTGATACGATTCATACAAATACACTTATTAACAAAGAAGAAGGTAATAAGAGTTTGTTGCATACTTCTTTGAAAGCTGAATATAAATCTTATTAATTGGAGGTAAAGTGATGGATAAAAAAGATAGTAAATTCAGATTGTATCTTTTTAGAAAGCTAGGAGAAGCAGTTGATGCAACTCGTATGATGTGGATGACTGAATTCGAATTAAGTCATGAAACAGATACTGATACAGAAGATACAATGGATGGAAGTTATTCAACTGAAGGCTCTACATCTACAACAGCAACAGCAACTGCAAAGATGGCTTATGGAGATACGTTTGCTGATGAAGTAGAGGATGCAACAGTTGATAAAACACCTTATGAGATGTGGGAAATTGAAAGTAAAATTGAAGGTACAGGCGAAAATGCTGGAAGATTTAAAGCTAAATATTTTCAAGGTAAATTTAATAAATTTACTTTAAAAGGTGAAACTGGAGGAGTAGATGAATACGAACTTGAATACGGCGTTAATGGTCGTTTCCAACGTGGTTATGCAACTATTCCTGATGAAGTTGAACAAAAATTAGAAGCTAATGGTTACAAATTCCATAACACTACTGCTGATGATCCTGCTACTGAAAATCTGGAAAGTATTCCTCAACCTAAAGTAAATAGTTCATCTAGCACTACATCAACGTCAAATTCAACTTCAACATCTGATAAGTAAATCAATTTATAGAGTAGGTGAATAGCCTGCTCTTTTTTATTTCAAAAAAATTAATGAGGTGGAAAATATATGATTACAATTAAAAATGGTAAAAAAGATTTAGAAATGCGTTTTGGTATAGGACAATTAGATGCTATTGATAAAGCGTTAGGATTTAAAGTTAAAGACCGTGTAGAACTTGGTGAAGGTTTAGAGAAATTAGTACCTAAATTAGAATCAGGTAACGCGATTGCAATTGCAAAAATCATTAAAGCGACTACTCGTGGCCAACAACATTCACCTAAAAATGATGAAGAATTAGAGGGTATCTTAGTTGATTTAATTAAAGAGCATGGTTCCCTTAAAAAATTCGGAGAAATCGTTCTTGAGGATATGGGAAAGAATGTTCTAACCCAAGACGTTATCAACAACAGCAAAGCGCTAGAAGCGAAAGAGATTTAGTCACTTATGATCGTATAGTTTTAGCCTGCATGTCCGATTTGAAGATGACTAGTTTAGAAGAGATTGATAATTTGACACTACGTGAATTTAATTATCGCATGTGGGCTTTAGAACTAGACGTTTTAAGAGAAGAGTTCGAAAGGTATAAACTTGCTTTTGCAATAAGAGATGCTGCTACCACTAAAAATATTGGTACAGAAAAGAAGCCTAATGAGGTTTATAGATACAAAACTGCTAATGACATTATTGATTTTGAGAAAAATTATAATCGTATTCTTTCAGGTAAAACTATTGAATATCATAAAGAAACAGAAGAAATATCACCTAGTGAAAATAGTTTATTACAAGCGATAGCTAAGATGAATAATGAAACTAGGAATAAGGAGGTGGAATAGTGCCTAACACTGAATATACTGTCAGTAATGAATTAGTGGCTAATACTTCGCGATTTAAAAAAGAGATAAATCAAGCTATTAATTTATTGAAAAGATATGATGCAGTCGCTAAAAGTATTGATGATATCGAATTAACAGCTAGTGATAAAAATCTTATTTCTAAGGTCGAAGAAGCCGAAAAAGCATTAAATGAACTAGATGGAAAGCGTTCAACTTCAGAAATTGATGCAGATATTATTGATTTAGAAATTAAAAAAGATGAAGTTATTCGTCAATTAGAAGAAATTGATGGAACTGAAGCAAGTCCTGAAGTTGATTTAGAAAAAGCGAAATTTGATGCTGAAATTAATGAAATAAATGCTAAAATTGACCGTTTAGAAAATGAAAAAGCAACAGTTGATGTAGATATTGACAAACATGAGTTTGATATGGATATAGATGCGATTGAGAAAGATTTAGAGCTTATCGACGATATGGATGTTGAACCTAAAGTGGATGCGAATACTAAACAAGCAGAAACTAAGATAAACCAACTAGAAAAAGCTTTAGATTTTTTAGATAGTAAGTCAGTTCGAACTGCAATTGATTTAAACGACAGATTATTTGTTACTAAATTTCAAAAGACGAAAAAAGAGTTGGATAGACTTGATGGTAGAAAGGTTAAAACTGCTATTCAAGTAGATTCTGCATTAGCTAATGCGGAAGTAACTACTTTTAAGACGGTGTTGCGCAGTATTCCAAATAAAGTTCGTACTCGGTTAGAAGTTGATAGTGATAAAGCGGAAGGTTTCTTAAGAGCGTTAAGCGCTGGTATTGATGAATCAACAAAATCTTGGGATAGATTAGCTACTAAGATTCGTACAATAGGAACAGTGCTTGGGAACATGGTTCAAGGTGTTCTAATTTCCAATATCACTTTACTTGTACCAATAATTGCTAGTTTAGTACCCGTATTGATGGCGGTATTAAATGCAATTAGCGTAGTAGCAGGTGGTGCTGCTGGTTTAGCTGGCGCATTCGGTGTTGCTAGTGCAGGTGTAGTCGCATTTGGTGCTATGGGTATTAGCGCTTTAACCATGTTAGCTGATGGAACATTAGAGGCAACTAAAGAAACTGAGCGTTATGAAGCTTCATTAGATAGCTTAAAGAGTGCGTGGGCTGGCCTTATCAAACAAAATCAAGCACAAATATTTAATACATTAGCCAATGCTATTGATACTGCTAAAGTTGCATTATCTGGACTTACACCTTTTATCAACGGTGTGTCTCAAGGAATGGAACAAGCTAGTGCTAAGATGCTTGATTGGGCTAGAAATTCTCAAGTAGCTCAACGTTTCTTTGAAATGATGGGTACAACTGGTGTAAGAATATTTAATAATATGTTAGACGCTGCCGGTTCATTTGGTAGTGGTTTAATTAGTGTACTTACACAAATTGCTCCATTAGCTGAGTGGGTATCACAAGGCTTTAAGAAGATGGGGCAAGCGTTTAATGAATGGGCGCAGTCAGTTGAAGGCCAAAATGCAATCAAGGCTTTTATTGAATATACTAAACAGAATTTGCCATTAATAGGTCAGATATTCGGCTCAACATTTAAAGGTATTTTCAACTTGATGAAAGCATTCGCTCCTAACACTCATCTTGTGTTACAAGGTTTAGCAGATATGGCACAAAGATTTGAAGAATGGAGTGCTACGATTGCTCAAAGTGATGGATTTAAAAAGTTCATTGAATACGTTCAAGAAAACGGTCCTAAACTTATTCAATTACTAGGTAATATTGCAAATATTATTATTAATGTTGCTACAGCTATGGCTCCATTTGCAGCTGCAGTATTAGATGTAGCAATTGCAATTACTAATTTTGTAGAGTCATTAACAGCTACTCATCCTGCAATTGGTATAATGTTAGGCTTGATTGTAACGTTAGCTGGTATCTTTATGACATTAGGTCCACCAATTATGGGCGCAATTGATTTTATTGGTAAATTCGTAAGAGTTTTAACCGGAGCAAGTACTGCTATTGAAGGTTTAACCGCAATTGGTAGTGGTTTAATGACTGCGCTTGAAGGATTAGGTGCTGCATTCCTTGCTTTAGATGCTCCTATTTTATTAATCATTGGTGCAGTAGCAGCAGTGATCGCAATTCTAGTATGGCTATGGAACACCAACGAAAGTGTTAGAAATGCACTCACAAATGCGTGGGACGTGATTTCTACAACAATAGGCGGTGCTATTCAGTCCGTTATAGATTGGTTTATTCAATTGTACGATAATATCATGCAAACAATTGAGCCATTAATTCCGATTTTCCAACAATTTGGCGATTTTATTAATCAAATTCTAGGTGTTGTGGTTGTACAAGCGATTAATTTCCTAGTAGAAGCGTTTAAGGGACTGTGGCTTGCGGTATCGGTAATTTTCACTGCAATTGGTGCAATCGTATCATCTGTAATTCAAATTATTGTTGGATTGTTTACTGCTTTCATTCAATTAATTACTGGCGATTTTTCAGGCGCACTACAGACTTTACAAAATACATTCACAAATGTGCTAAATACCATTTGGGGTGCGGTACAGTCAATTTTTTCTCAAATTTCTAATTTTATATTCGCTAGTTTAAATTCTGTACTTGGAACGAGCATTTCAAGTTGGTCTCAAATTTGGTCGTCTACAACACAATACCTTAGTCAAATTTGGTCAAGTGTGACAAATTGGTTTAGTCGAGTAGCTC